TCATTTAAGAAAATTTATTGGATCTACAACCTCTAAAATATGGATATTTTTATCCAAGTCACGTTGGATAATAGCAAAAAAATTATCTTTGAAGTCAATCTCATTATACCCTGTATCTCCATTATTATCAGGAAATTCCATCAAAAGAGTGTCACGATACGCATCATCACTAAAGCCATAATAGTTAGATACTCGATATTTAACCTTACTTAAATCTATTGCTTTCATTTTTATTATTCGCCTTTTCTTCAAATTCAATAAAATGTTCTAACAATGTTTTACCTTGAATCTTTGTATTCATGATTACTTTAGGATTTTCTGAAGGAATATATATTATATCGTCAGAATAAAATTGATATGTTATCCACCCTTTCTTATCCTCATATCCCTGATTATCAGAAGCGGGGCCTAGGTACCAATAGTGAGACCCTATTTTGAATTCTAGCTCTTCATGTACCCTTAAAGCTAAAAGAAATCTATCTGTCAATCCTTTCCAATCCAAAACTTTCACCAATCATTCATCTATGACTATTTTCCAAAAATCTTGCTTTACTATTATTTCTTACAGCTTTAAAAATCGTTGGAATATTTTAGTTGTCCCCATTTTGATAAACCATAAAAAATAGTCCTTTGAAAACCTTGTTCAACCAAGATTTTCAAAGGACTACCAATTTAATTATTCAGCAACAGGGTAAACTGAAACTTGTAATTTACAAATTCTATTATTCTCTAAACCCTATAAATACGGGCTTTTTACTCTACCAAGTTTGCTAAATTAGCCCTATTTTTCTTAAAAAGCTAATCATTTTTCTAATCAGGAATCTAGGAAATAATCTTTGCAAAATATGCATCTAATGTGTTACTTTTCTTCATCGAAAATCTTTTCATTATCACCAGCTTCATTTTTCTCAATCTTAGTAATTATCATATTGAACTGTTCTTCTAATCTATTAGCTAGACTACTTGCAGCAGGGTAACCAGGTACCTTTTCTATTTCATAAATCCTTCCATTTCTGAGATCTGCAAGTGAATTACTAAATTCTCCTATTTCTAATGAATACTTATCTCTGATGCTCATACAACCATTCCTTTAATAAAGTCATTTATATAGGCATTATATCATATAAACTATATAATATATTCAAAACATAACTTTTATATCTACTTAAAAAGACCCTACTATGAAATAAAGAACACCTCAATAATAGTGTTAGTTTCTATTTGAACATCCCAAAAGCATTTCCTTGACTATCACGACAAACAAGATAACCATATCCGTTAGCTCGTGGCTGACGTAACCATATATAACCACCATGACGTGACCAAGCGTCATACTTGACTACACTTCCTGTTGGCAAGGTGGTAATTAACATCGAATTTGTTCTAGCGCCATAGCGTAAGTTAATAGGTGTGTATAAAGTAAATGTCCCACTTTCTTTGGTCCACTTGTCACCTAAATCGTCGGTCCATGAGGTATTTGACTTAATTTCCACGTTACCACTAGCACTGTTTGTGGCTAAAATTTCTACGTCTGATTGGTTCAACCACGAGTAAATACCATCGAGTAGTACCTTTTTACCAGATACTTGTAAAACCTTATGTGGTTGGCCTTTAACAAAAGTTGGGATACTTTCACCAGTAGCATATCTCTTGGCACTAAAGTTAACCTTGACCGTATAACCTACTGAAATATCCTTCTTAGGTGTGTCGTTAGCCACAATGCCAGCCTTAATCGCCGGAGTTTGTGTTTTTGGCTTTTCAGCTTGGCCACCCTTGTAACCATTACCGGTGATACCTGTTAAGTCGACATCACCATCTAAGCCACCGGCCACGTAAGTTGACGTAAATTGAAAAATACCGATATTATCGAACGAAGGAAAATAATTATAGTTTGGATGTGAAGTCACTGAGTAATCAGGATACTCAGCTAGCCATAACTGACAAAGTTTGGCCAAATAACTTAGATCCGTGTGGGTTAAAAGGTAATTTTTATATCCATAAATCATTGGAGTGTACCCAGCATCTTTAATACGTTGAATAGAATAAGCAATAACTTGTGTGTCCTGCATCCCGCTTTCAACATCTAAAGCCACGATTGAGTCTTTAGGTGTTTGTATCTTTGGTAAGAAGTAATCCAGTACGTGGTCAGCTTGACCTTGCGTGGTAACGTTTTGCCACCAAATGTATGTGTGAGCACGCTTGCCTTGAGCGATTGTGTACTGCACTTGTGTTGGGTAAGTCCACTGCGTATAAGTGTTCCAGCCGTCCGTAGTACCGCCAATCTGAGAAATAGCGAATTTATCATGTGCATAGCCAAACTTTCCGTTAGCACCTTGATAGATAGACCAGTCAACTCCCTGGTCGCCTTTATCTGCTTGAACGGTTGGCGACAAAATAAAAAGCCCAGCTAAAACAGCTAGACTTAATAATTTTATTCTTTTAGATTTTTTACTCATTATGTTCCTCCTTGCGGTGCTGATAGGCGAGTTTTAAAGCTCGGTTCGCTGTTTCATCAATAGACTTGACCGTATCATAGCTTACGGTTACGCTGTCAACCAAGCCCAAGATTCCGCCGATGGTTAAAATTGTATTTATCAAGTCCATAATACGGGCAGGGTCTCCTGTGAACTTCACGCCAAAAATTGCCCCGACTTGTTGAATCAAGACAATCAAAAGCAAAGCTAAAGCCGAAACTGTGCGACGGTTTAATTTACCGTCCTTATTAAATAATGCTTTTTTCATTTGTCATTATCCCTTTCCTTTTCGTTCAAAAAGTTCCGTATGCGTTCGTGGTGACGGTCTAGTCTGCGGTCGTGTTCATCTACCCGATGCTCTAACTCTTCGAGGTCTGACTCTTGCCGTTTGAAATTCTCATTCATCCGTTTTATTGTTTCGTTCAAATCCGTAAGTTGCTTTAAAAAAGGCTCTAGTCCTCGGTGAATGTTACGGTTAAATACCTTTCCACTGTATGAAAAGAGCCAGTAAACAAAACCCACCACTACCGAAACCACGCCCAAAATCGAAGCTAATTCGCTCCAAGTGTAGCCTAGGATGCTGTGCATTAAATCACCTCACCTTAAAGTACATCCATAAACGCTGGAATTACGCATGAAATCGCTATGCCTTCGCCAACGGCTAAAGTGTTTCGAAATTGGATTGATTTGCTTTTAAAGACAATATTTACTGCGGTATTCTTGCTCATTTCATAGCCCGTAATTGATTGTTGACCATATGGACTAAAGTTTGTAGAAATCACATCTTGGAAGCCTGGTGTTTGCTTGCTTGCAATAAATTCAAAAGCGATTGCGATAAAAGGCCCAAATTTTGAGCAATACAAATTTGAAATACTTCCGTAATCACTTGTTAATTTAATCAAATTATTGTCGTTAACAAAATTGATCTTTACATCTTTTTGCACTTCATTTTTTAAATCAGCAAAACTAATTTTGCTCAAAGCACCATTAGTATCTGACTTGATAAAGTTATCAGTCTCTTTTATCGCAGTTGTTCCTAAAGAGTTGATCGTGAAATTTGCCATTGTAATTTCCTCCTATAATCTTAAATCATTTATTTCTTTATCTAAAAAATTCAACCTAAGCACAAGCCAGTTCTGTATCTGATTAACGTTATTGGTAGTTGTTCCAGGTCTCCCAGGCCATCTTTTAGCTTCATAATCAAATGCTGCTTTGGGTATGGTAATAGCATAATTATAAATTAAATTGCTTAAATTTTCGTTGCTTAGCGATCCATTTCGCAAAGTTTCCCATCGTTTAATAAAATTTTCTCTATCGTAAGTATAAATTAAGTGAAAAACACGATTTAACGATTCCTGTTCTTTAAAGCCCAACCAATCAGCTCTATAGTATGCTTTGCCATCCCAGCGATTTCCGAAAGTTGCATCCATATCGTATGCAGCAAAAAACCATTTTTTACCGTCCCAAGTTTGTAGCAAAAAGTTTTTATCAAAAGCATCGCTATTTAAAAGCAAAGCGTTAAGTATAAAGTAGTCCGTGGCGGAATCAATATCTATATACTCACGTATACCTTCTACAGAACCTGTGGTGCTAATGACTGAATCGATGGCTCTATTTAAGCTTTCGACCACCCATTGTTGTTTACCTTCGTCAGAAACATACTCGACAGAAAAATCGCTACCTGCTAAGTTCCCTTGACTATCAGCCTCAACATGCTTAAGAAATCGAGTTGCAGCACTGTGATTTTCTGCCGATACTATAGCCTCTTTAGAGCCTCCGCCCATACTTGCCATCCAGTCGTCTTTAGGAACTGTTAGCGAGTAAAGTCCCCAATAAATACCATTGATGTTTACAAAAATGGGGAAACTATCAATAGCTCCGTAGTTAGGTGCAGTAAATTGGGGAATCGTTTCACCAACAAGATTGTTTCCGTCTTTATCGGTTAATGAATTATTTGATTTATCAACAAGTTGGTTTCTAGTTGAGTCAAATCTATCTTTCCTCAATTGCCCCCATACATGAGCACCGAATTCGTTTCGCATATGCGAAAAGTCAACCCAATCCCCTTTAATAACATACTTGTTTTGCTTTCCCCAACTATTATTAATGAGAACAGGTTCTTTGAATTTTAATGTGAAGTTTTTCTTTGGAAAACCGGCACTAGTCGCACCTTGTACCTTAACAGTTGATAGCTCACCCTTTAAATTGCCATATGAGAATTTAACATCTTTTAACTTACCATCTGCTTTATTTAAACTCAGTAACTTGGGGTGCTCTAGCTTAAGAATAGGCAAACCGTATTCTTTCAAGTGACTCAAGAAAGTGTAGCCGATGATTGAACTATCAATAGGTAATCCTTCTTCTAAACCTGTTTTATCTGTTTTAGGGAGATAAACTTCGCCTGTTACATAGTTTTCACCATCCCACAATAAATTCTCTTGGCTATCTTTTAATCTAACTTTTTTTAGTTCTAAGGCCGTTGCATGAGCATTTATGTGTTCTTTAAGTTCAAAGTCTTTTTGAATCCGTTCATTTTTCTCCAGTTCATTATCTTGTTTACGTTCTAATTTTTCTTGTTCAAATTGGCCTCTGATTGCATCGCCAAGTTTGGCTGACTGAGTACCGTCTAGCCAAATTCTGCCGTCCGTAATTTCATCTTGACTCATAGGACTTTGGAAATTTCCTCCATCAATCCACTGATTTTTGCGCGGATTCCAAATGTACCACTTACCTGTTTCGGCAACGACAAACACGCCTTGTTGCCCATTTGGATAAGCACTTTGTAGATCCGATAGTGTCGCATAAGCTCCAGCCGGACTACCACTAACAACTGTGTTAGGTCCGATGCCGTATAATTTTTCAACTGCTTGAGCAATTGCTTCTCGAACGTCCTTACCGAACTTCTTGTGTCGTAAAGCATCGGCTATTTCGTCCAAAGAGTGCAGATTATCGCCAAAAGGCGTGTCATCCCGATATTCTACCGTCATGTTATCTCTCCTTTCTATCCAAATAATAATTTGTGCATCTGTGTATTCCGTCCAAACCAAGTTGGTCTGTTGTACGAATTTAGCTTTCTTTCCTGATAGTTGACGCCAGGCTGCTCTTCGTTGGCATAGGTGTTTTCGTCTAAAAATAATACAATGTGAGTGCTATTCCCACGACTGCCATAAAAGCCAACGTCACCGGCTTGTGGTTTATCTACATTGAAGAAGGATGGTTCTTGGGTCGTAGTTGTGGTTCCTGGCAAAGTAATGCCCATATCTTTGTAGACCCACCAAACAAAAGAACTACAATCTAATCCATTATAGGGTGAGGCATTTCCGCGACCACCACCCCATACATACGGTACATTTTTATATTTCCGAGCAGTTGCTTGTAACTTTGCAATATTTTCTGTTGGTTCAGCTACTGGAATCTTTTTATATCGTGGTGCACCACTGGGTGACCAACCATGTGTCCCGGTAATTTGTCCTAAAAAATTGGGGATGTTGAATGCAGCAAGCAGTTGGTCGAAACCTTTCCAGATGTCATTGTGTCCTTCCAAAGCGTAATAATCGAATGTGCCTTGCTTAAACTGCAATAAGCCTTTCGAAATTCCATCCGAAAGTCCATCATCGCCACCAGGTATTTTCTCGTTGCCACTACTTTCAAGTTGTATTTGAGCTTTAACTAGGTTGACTCCGGCATCATCAATCTGCACGTTCATCAACATGGCCACATGCCGAATCACTGGCCCCCAATCTCCGTTAACGGGTTCTATTGGTCCTCCGGGGTCGGTACCTTGATTTCGGTTAGTCATTTCTAAGTCATGTCTAAGTTCCTCGTTGACTTTCTTCAATAAATCAACCTCACTCTTAAGCTTTTTGATTTGAGTCAACCCGGCTCGATTCTGTTCAGTTAGCCGTCGTAATTGTTCCGTAGCATTAGACGATTGTAAATTATAATCAACTAACCGTTTCAGTTGATCTCCAATAACATAAGTTGTTTCCAAAGGCTTGTTCAAATCAATTGTTGTACCAACAATCCTTAACCACTCGTCAACGTTAATTGCTGGATTAACAAAGTGATAATATTTACCCATATCTAATGAGTCATTAGCTTGACGTAAAGGAAATAAATCGACCGCTTGCATTGTGTACGACACCTTAATCTTCTTTAAGGATTCTAAGTACACTTTAGCTTTATCCAGCAAATTCTTGGGTTCTTTAACATTATCCCAAATTTTTGATTTTGCAATTCTACCGTATTTTTTTACAAGTTCTGTGTCTTCAATGTAGTTTTTCCCGCCGTTTACACTAGCTATTGTAATGTGAGGTGTAGAAACATCTTTAGCCTTTTCATCTGTTTCTACGTCTTCTTTTACCGAACCAAACGGATACAGAACTGTTGCAATTGTTGAAATATCTGGCGAGCTTGTTAACTCAATCAGATTTTTTTGTAGTCTTATATCTTGTACTCCGTGTGTATTCGGATCTTTAATCCAGTCAATATAATTACCGTCTTTTTCATAACGTATCCATAATTCGCCTTGTAAATCATCGTTATTTAATAAATCGGTTTGAATTTCTGCTAAAGTAGTAATTCCATCTTCAACATAACAATATAAATTATCAGCTGAATTAGTCACATTGACCGTCCCTATCTTAAGTTGACGCATACTATCAACTTGTAAGTTATGATTGTTAATCATTTTTTTGAAGAAATCCCCTGGCTTTGAATTTACTTTTTCCCACACAGTCACAGTGTCGTTCAAATAAGCCAAAGCAGACTCGCAAGTAATCTCTTTGTAAAATAACCCGTCGGCATTATTTTTTGGTTGTATGTGCACTACTCGTCCTCGAAAAATATATTTTTCGTTACGTTGAACATCGACATAGGTCGTCCACTCTTTTAAATTTTGATAAGAAGGATCACTTGGGTATATAGCAAAAGTAAAAGAAGCAGCAGAACTTATAGCCATAGAAATTTTTGCATCACTATATTTTTGCAGTTGTTGACTATCACTTCCATTCCTAAAAGTCGTCCTAAATTCAAAATACGACATCACAACACCTCCTTATGGAAATGAATTTTCACTGACCCATTGCCTTTAACGGAAATGTTATTCCACCCTACGGCAAGCTTAAGCAATTTATCACCATGATTTCCTTTACTATAAGTAATTTGATGACCGCCAACTGTAATATCCATCGTTGATGAAAGTTCAAACTGTGGATAAATTGATGTTGATGATGCGTTGTACACTCGAAACTTAGATTCACCGTCAATTGTCAAATTCAATTCCTGTGCCACATCATTGTCAAAATCGAAGCTATCCCACACATCATCAAACTCATCATCAGATTTTACCTTGTATGGATAGCAAGTAAATTTAACTTTTAAAGTGCCATACCCATTTCCTGCTGTCCATTCTGGTTCGTCTTGAACTTCAGCAATGAAATAGTAGTATGGATCAGCTGAGTCAATAAGCTTATGCTCTATACCTGGCATTAGCCAATTAACTACGTCAGACTTAAATTGCTCTATCTCATACTCACTCATCGCATTTGGTCGCATGAGTAAAAAAGTATACTCTATAATTCTTTCGTTGTAAGTATCACCAAAAATAGTTGCGTAGTCGTAATAAATGTTTGTGTTCGGAATTCGAATACGATTTTTATTTTTAGCAGGGAATCCTATTTTGGCTTCAGAAATGCCAAGTTTAAAATCTTGAAGTGATTGTTTATTATTGACCTGAATGTATCTAAGTTCCACTATAAACACCTCTCCCTTCTAGGTTAATCGCACTCGCTTGCGCATTGTTTACAAATTGACTGAGAACTTGACCATTAAGGCTAATAGAAGAATCTTTAACAACAAGTTGACCTAGTAATGTAATCATTTGATTAAGCTGATTTTCCACACGTGAAATGTCCGTTTGCTGGCCTGCAATCACAGTAGTAGTTGAGTTTGGAACATCAAAATTTAGTAATGAATTTACACGTAAAAAACGCAGGTTATCACTGATTTGTGGTTGCTGAATTGTTCCTTCAGCATACTGTTTTAGTCCTGGAAACATTCGTGATGTTCGATTAGCAGTCATGACTTTTGTTCCGCGTGGTGCGGAAAATACAACGTTTCGACCGCTAGGGATGAATGATTGTCCGTTTGGTAGCTGAACTAATTCTCGGAAATGTTGTCCAGGAGAATCGTTAACCATCATTGCACCACCAGGGTGATATGCAGTTCCTCGAGCATTTTTAATATGCTTAGTAATATAATTTGTAAACAGATTAACAGTATGGTCACGCAAACTGGCAAATGCAGAAACCGCTCGTATTGCTGACCCTGCAGGGCCACTAGCGTGATCACTAGCTTTAGCGTTCTTAGTACCGCCAGGACTTGTATTTCTAAAAGCATTTACTCCTCTAGTTGCTCTATTCAAAGCACCAGTTGCCATATCGTTGGCCATAGCATTTTTTGGCCCACCAGTAGAAGTATTTCTATATCTGTCTGTAGAATTTTTAGCACCTAACAAAACAGACGAAGCAAAATCCTGGGCTTGTGCTGTTTTAGCAGGACCAGGATTTGCTCTAAGCCAACTATCTAATACGTGATTAGCTGCAGTCAATTTACCGCTAGCTTGGTCGTCCGCTACAATCTGTTTAACCACTGATAGTGGCATTCCTTGCCATAAGTTGTAATCTGTAATCAATTGATTTAGGTCATTGCCGCCTTTAGAATTAATGATCGCATTTTGTTTTTTAGGACTAAGTGCGTTCCACTTTCCCATGTCATTAAGTGCTTGAACTAGGTCAGCACCACCTTGGCTTTTGATTAAAGCACGTTGTTCTTTAGGTGATAAACTATTCCATTTTCCAATTGCAAACAAGGTATTAACTAAGTCTTGATTCCCTTTAGCAGTAACTACCGCTTGTTTCTGTTGAATTGTTAACTTATTCCACTCACCAGAAGATTTAAGTGCGTCGTACACCGTCCGAGTAGCTTTATCTTCAATTAACAATTCTTGTTCTTTAAGTGAAAGTCCATCCCACAATCCAAATTGAATCATGAGCTTTGCCATATCGCCTTCGCCTTTTGCAGTCACAATCGCTTCTTTTTGTTCAAGGCTTAAAACATTCCATTTACCTGATTCTTCTAACGCCTTAACGATTGTTTCTGAAAAACCATCTTTTAGCCAAGCTGTTTTTTCTTCCCAACTCAACTGGTCCCAACGATTATTGGCAATCAATGCCGCCGCAACCATTTGTTCAGCATTAGTGCTTAAGACCCCTTTTTTCTCAAGTAATTCAATTTCAGCCCATTTTTCGCTTGAGTTAACAGCTTTGTTGATTTCCTCTTGAGCATTAGTTTTTAAATTACCCGTCTTCGGATCTAAAATAATCCCATTCCAATCTGAAGCGGCTTTTTGAACATCTTCCGACATCTTACCGGTAATTTTAATCGAAGTGGCTTCTGCTTGTTTTTGAGCTTCTTCCCACTGTGCGTATATCTTTTTGGCTTGCGACATAGACATTCCCGTCTTCTCAACCCAATCTTCCAAAATTCCAGCTTTGGTGTTTCCCCTCGCCTTTTCAGAAGCTATGAATGCCTCTTCCAACGAGCTCATGGTGCTGTTATGTTTCTTCTCAATTTCTTCAAGAATTGCATTTTTTTCTTGTGCCGAAAGTTGTGTATTACGCTTGATTTTACCGTACGCTTCATTATATTTATCAACTTCTTTATACATTGCATCTTCAGTAGCTTCAGTCATAGCTTGAAGTTGTTTTTTGGTCATTCCGTTCGTTTCGTTGAGTTGTGCTTTCAAAACTAACTTCTTTTGTTTTGAAGATATATTCAGCGTTTCCACTTCTTCTTGAGCCATCTTGCGTTGAAGATTAGAAATGGTATTTTTTTGGTCTTGCGTTAGTGCCACATTATCATCACGTGATTTTTTTGTAATGTTCTTAACTTGGTTAGCATACTCTTGCATTTTTTTGATATGCTTTTGATTTTCAGAATCTTGCTTTGCAGCTTGCTCTCTGACTACTTGACCGTATTCACCGCCTATGTCATCAGCTAATTTATCCGCAGCTTTCTTCTGCTTTTTAGCTGCACCTTCAGCAGACTCGCTCATTCCTTTAAAAGCTTTGTCAATTTCTTTGGCATTCTTTTGAGCATTAGACGACGTATCATCTAATGCTACGGTAGCTTGAGTTTGAAAACTTTTGAACGAAGATGCCGCTTGGTCTGCATCATGACCAATATCTGTTCCCCACCGACTAGTAATGTCAGCAGATTCAATAGCTTTTTTCCCCCATAATTCGTATACACCAACAGCCAGTCCGACAGTGGTCAGTGTACCAAGAACATACGGATTAAAAATTTTAAGGGCTGTCGTAGCTACTTCTACACCTGTAGATGCAGTAGTAGCACCTGTTCCAAGTGCAGTCATATCAGTTTGAGCACCATTCAAAGCAGCTTTTCCCGCTTGCCATGCCCTGAAGAAACCAACAACTTTCACAGTTCCTTGAGATAGCAATCCCAACGGTCTAATAATGCTACCAAGAACATAAGATAGTGGTCCTATCGCAGCTGCAGTCAAAGCAGAATATATAACAAATTTCTGCATCCCATCGCCCATCTTGCTAAACGCTTCAATAAAATTGGAAGCCTTATCCACAATGGGGGTTAAAGCAGGCAAGAGTTTTTGACCAACTTCAATTGCCAAAACATGTAAAGATTGTTTAAAACGTTCAATTTTCGCTTGATCAGTATTGTTCATCTGATCAGCTATACTTTTGGTTGTGCCACCAGCATTCTTTGCACCTTCTGTGTATTTGCGAAGCTCATCCCCACCTGCAGAAATTAGAGCATTAATACCGGCTTGGGCTTCAGTGCCAAAAGCTTGAGCAATAGCTGCCGCACGTTGTTCTTTTGTCTACCCCTTAGTATTATTTCTAATCTTGTCGATGATACCAGGTAAAGTTAATGTTCCTTGCTTAAAATCAGCAATGTTAATACCCATCTCTTTAAATGCAGCTGCATTTTGTTTAGATGGTTTCAACATACGAGTCAAAGACGAACGTAAAGCTGTACCGGCTACTGACCCTTCAATGCCTTTATTGGACATAATACCAAGAGCTGCCGCAGTTTCCTCTAAACTAAGACCAGCAGAATGAGCAGTTGGACCAACGTAAGTCATGGCTTCACCTAAGTCTTGGAAACCACTAGCGGTACCGTTAGCAATGTACGTTAACGTATCAGTAACTCGTTGTGTATTCTTCATCATTCCGTTCGTGGTTTGGGATTGAAGACCAAATTGTTCAAGTGTAGCTGTGGAAACGGACATAACAGTATTAAAATCATCCCCTGAAGCTTTCGCTGCACTCAAAACTGCAGGCATAGCTCCGAGAGTCTGGTTAGCATTGTAACCACGCTTTAACATTTCTTCCATACCTGCGTTAATTGCCGATGTGGAAACACCGTACTCTCTGGACCACTTTTTAGAACTTTCAGACATTTGGTCAAGTTGTGCTCTAACTTTAGAAGTAACTGCACCACCGTTTGTTAATAGTGGTCCTAGCTTTTGAATTTGGGAGTTAAAATCAATTGCAGACTTAGCAGCATAAGCAAAGCCAGCTGTAATTGGTGATGTGACCACAGTTGCCTTTTTTCCAAAACCACGCAAAGCGTCTGAAGCTTTCATAGTTCCGTTGCCAAATCTATTTAAAACACCTATAAAGCCTGTAGTTTCTGTTTTAGCAATGGCCATGGCTTTTGCATTGGCAATTAACTGCTTGTTAAGTTGTGCAACTTTTGCACTGGCAATATTATATTGCTGAGCGTAGCGAGCCGTAGCACGAGTCCATTCTCCACTCTTTGTAATTGAACCCTCGTATTCAGCTTTGAGAGCTTTCATTCGGTTGGTTTGTGCTTCTAAAACACGTTGTAATCCTGCTTGTTTTGCTGCCAGCATGCCATATTTTTGACCGGCTGTGTCCATTACAGCCATATTTGCTTTCATTTCAGACATGGTGTTTTTGATTGCTTGCTTTGTTCCTATCAGTTGTTTTTGAAATTTACTGTCCTTCAAATTCATTTCAATCGCAACTTTCCCCAAGACTGTCTCATCTGCCATTTAGTTTCCTCCTTTCTCAACAAATTCAAATAAACTGTGTACTTTGCGTTCTTTTTTGGGTTTAGATATTAATCTTAGCAATGAATCGAAATCAGTATCTAAAACATCATTAATCGTAAAATTATAATTATGGACTATTGCTTTAATAAATTCCCAAATTTTATCTTTGGCTTCTGACGGAGTTAGTTTTCTTCCTCCGCCACTACTTCCGGGTCCGTTCCACCTAGTAACTGACTCCAAAAATCAGCTTCTTTATTATTCCAATCCCATGCAGCAATCCCATCAAGCAATTCATCTACTGAGACATCTAGTATTTTTGCCATAAACTCAGCTACTGCGTTAATATAGTCAATACGATCAGTGAATTTTTCATCCATAAGGGCAATTCCATCAAGTAATTGTCGAGTAGTTACCCAATTTTGTTTGATAATTTTCTTTTTCCCGTCTTTATCCCGAATTTCTAATTTAATCATTAAATTTCCTTCAGAAAAAAGGGCCGACATTTTTTCTATTAATCGACCCTAGACTATTTGATTATTTAAATTAATTCGCTGCACTTTGAAGTAACACATTCTTTTCAATTTCTTGAAGAGCTTCTTGACTAGGGCCGGCATACTTTGCCATATATTGCCCTGCAAAATCACCTGAGGCCACTGGATTTGCACTAGCAGTAAATGTATATTTTTCATTTTCTGGTTTGAAATCTTCGCCAACTTCAAGTGTTTTCATAGAATCCCCATCATGAGAAAAGACACCATAGAAGAATGCAACAACTGCAGTGTTGCCCTGTGCATCTTCAGATTCCATACTAATCGCACAGTATGGGGCTTCAGTATCTTCACCTGTTAACTGCACACCATTTGCAGTTTCTTTACGCCCTAAGATACGAGTTTCGTCTTTTTGCTGAACATCAAGTAATTCAAATTCTACCTTAGGAGCATCTACACCTTTACGACTAATGTAGTAGCCGATGTTTGAGGCGGATGTAACTTTAGCGTCCTTAGAAATCCCTGAAATTTCAGCTTGTACAGTACCACCTTCATTTGCTTTACCTTCAATAGTAATTAAAGATCCAACCGCTTTAAGTACACCATCAGCAAGTGATAAAGGTTGAATTTTTAAACGTTTAAAACCAACTAACATTCCCATTTTCAATACCTCGTTTCATATAGTTTAGTTATTAATCTATACCGTCTTGCATCAACAAAATGTTTTGTTTCTGCAAAATATTCATCAAGTCCTTGACCATTAAGCTTTATAAAACCTAGTGGTCTGAGATTTTCTTCTACTTTTGCTTGCAACATCTTGCAAGTCATTCTATCCGTAGATTGTACATCAATTTGCACAATTACTTCTTGTTGTACCACTTCATTCGACACGCTTTTTGTAGGCTCGGGTGGCTGATAAGGCCTCAATAAAATCAAAGTCTTTGGTAAAGTTCCGTCCGGTTCCTGATAGTAATGAATTGCGTGTCTACCATTATTAAAAACTGCCTGTAAAATTGTTTGATCAGCCATTAGTGCATTATAAATCTCACTAAGTGCATCTCGCATACAATCATCCTTTCCACAAACTATTCTTTAAGATGGAAATTTGAAGACGTTTAACTTCATCCTTAGTAGAGTCAAAAGTTTTTTGAACTGCACCTAAGCCGCGTGGATGATAAGTTTTCCCATTACGGGTATACCCCCACTCATTTAAGTGAATTAAACGCCAACGTGAACCGCTACCTTGCCAACCAACCTTAACAGATAACTCTCCAGCTTTGCGTCTTGGCCTACTAGCAGTAACTTCACTAACCGTCTTACCCGTATCTCTGTAAACCGATACACCGGATTTTAAAGCATATTTCATTGTAGTAGAGGCTACTTTCAACGCTCGTCTTTCAGCTTTATCAGTTTTTGTTTTGCCAAACTTCTTCTCCATTTTTGTCAAAATTTCATCAACACCAGTAATATTAACACTCACTGTATCACCCCTAACACAATTGTCACAAAACGATTTTCATCAAAATCCGGCCGAACTTCAATTATGTTCCATTCGATATTGCGATAACGATAATCAGAAATAATCGCAGTCATTGTACTATTAGGAATAAATTCACCACGAGTGTCCGGCATAATAAGAGTAACCCCTTGCTTTATCCCGCTATCGTTCAAAATCGTGTAGTCCTTTGATGACGGAGCATAAGCAAAACACAGGGCAGAGTAAACTTCTTCCTGCCCTGTAGAATTAGGCTCAGGACTATCTTCATTTGACGGTCCATAGAATGTTACAGGAATACGAAAATCGCCAAAACCATATTTATTTGCCATTTCCATCTTCTCCTAAAGTGTCATTATTAGCCCCTAGGAGTCCAGAAGACAGTCCTAGTAGAATTGACTGGTATCTACGTTCAAATTCGTCTAGTGTATCATTATAAGCAAATCTGACCCGATTAAGGACTAATTCATCATATTCAGGACCATCGGAAATGCCTGTCATTCTAGTAATAGCTGACTTTGATTGTTCAAGCAAAGACACAAGATAATTATCTTCCACACTGTGAAAAATATGGAGGTGTTCTTTTACATTTTCTAGCGTTACAGCCATTTGACTCACCTTCTAACTATCTTGAAGATGTCCTACTAGTTGCAGCTGATTTACCTACATTTGCGATTGATAAATCGTAAACCTTAGCAGTATTGTCATCTTGGGCTTTGCCATAAACAAAACGCTTAGCGGTAAATAGCTGTCCATCTTCTAAAGCAAGAGTTTGGTCAAATTGCTTAATTGTGATGTCGCCAGCCGTATAAGCATCGTAACGGTCAGGAACAAAGGCAATAACTTTACCATCAGGAACGTATTCTGATTCCACAACAGTAATTCCAAATGGTAAAGCATAAACCCATTCGCCGTTGATATTTTGCATTGTATTAGCAGCTTCTAAATCCATTGAAGCACCTGGTTGCATTACCAAGACTGTTTTGCCTTTAGCGACAAATGGTGTCCCATTTTCTTTAACTGATAATGACTTAATTACACCGGATAATTCAGCTATAGCAGTTGCCTTGTCCTTGAAAGTCAATGTACCGGCTGAATCTTTTTCTGGATAAACACCACCAGAAATTGATACACCTTCTTGAACTTGGCGGTTAAGACCAATTGGCTTATCGTTACCATCTCCAGTAATAAATGCTGACTCTAAAGCTGCCGCAAACGCTTCTTGAATTTGTGTGGTAACGAAAGTCGCAATCCATGTTGCACCGTATTCTAAAACGTCATTTGGAATGGCGATAAAAGCTGTTAACTTACTTTGAGTAGCGTCTTCATCGCTGAAAGTACCTGTTAATTGGCCTTTGATGTCACCGGAAATTTTCCCCCATTGTGCCATACCTTTAGCATCAGAACGTAAAAACTTTAACCGTAAACCTGTATTCTGTAATCCAATTAAATCCAAAAGGGGATGTTCTTTGATCATGTCTTCAAAGATTTTATCCACAGTAGTTTCCGGAAAGACCACTTCTTGAGATGTTTTATGTGACAAATCACCGTTAGAGAGTGCGTTGAAAAATTCTCGTTCTTCATTTGTTAAAGCGTCAGTTACAGGAGCTTTCATCCCTTCAACTGACGCTTTAATTGTATTATCAATATAATCTGTTGCGTCCATAGAAAAAGCATTCATCATTTCTTCAAATGCTTTTCCTTGCTCTTCTGCACTTCCGCCGTTACGAACTAATTGTGCATAAATTTCTTGCTTAGCCTTAAAGTTGGCTAATTTATTTAAATTAATTCCCATTTTATCTACCTCCTAAAAAATAAACGGTGTAAATGTTTCGTTTTTTGTTTCCTTAGATTGTTTTTGTTTAATCACACTCAAAACATCTTGTTTAAACCCTTCTAAATCGAATTTAGCATTTTCTTCTTTGAGCATCTTATTTTCATCTACCAGTTCTTTGATTTTGGCAATCATTGAATCTGGTAAAACTGTAGTAGCACTGGCCACATATTGAACTGAGTTGTCCACGGTCAATATATTATCGGCAAAACCTAATTCTAAGGCTTTATCAGCAGTTAACCACGTTTCTTTGTCCATCATATTCAAGATTTCAGTTTTATCTTTGCCTGTTTTCTTAACGTAGGCATTAGCCAAACTGTCGTTGAAAATCTTAAGTGTTTCAGATAATTTATCCATGGCACGATAATCACCTTGCGTTAAACTAGAAACGTTGTGAATCATGATTTGTCCGACTGGTGAAATATTAACTTCATCACCAGCCATTACAATCAGCGATGCGGAAGATGCCGCTACTCCAGTTACGTTGATTGTGACTTTACGATTGTATTTCAATAACTTACTGTATATTTCTTGGCCAGCAGATACTAAACCACCACCAGAATTGATGTTAATTTCTAAATCCTCACCAGTTTTCATGGCCTCATCAATCATACGTGGGCAAATATAATCTGAGTTAAATAAGTCGTATACCCAAGCTTGGTTGTTTGACGTAACTACACCATTAGCATTAATTTGCATTAACCCTCACCTCCTTTCGTTGTTTGGTAGTTCTTCGTGATATAAATCTCATTCATCGCCGGATCATCCGATTTTTCAAAGCCAAGCAATTCACGAATTTCATTTCCAGTTAATGGCGCACTAGCCATCAGCTTATCAATCCTTTCCGCATAATCAAAAATGCTTGGAGTATTTTTTCCAATCAAAATAAATTCTTCTTCATACGGATTAGAAACTAATTTAGAATTAAGTTCATCTACAACTAATTGGTAGAAAAATTGAAGTGTGCCTTGATTAAAAGATTTTTCCATACCTTCAGGATTAGCTGGTGTTTCAATAATAAGGTTTCAGGAATTCCCAAAATGTCAGCGACTGTAGCAGTGGCATCTTTTCTTAGCTGCTTAATTTGTTCAAACTGTTGTTGCGTGTTCGATTTGGTACCACCAATTTCTTGATAATCAAAACCATCAGTCAAAGGCACCACCGCAACATCTTTATTTTCGAAAGAATTAAAAATCTTATCCAAATAATTTTGAAGTTGTTGGATTTTTTCTTCCTGCATTCCTTGAGTTAAGTTTGCCTTCAAAATGCCACGAATCTGATTATTCCGCATTTGAATTGAAATCATACGACCAAGCATTTTACCGTAATCTTCAAACATGCTATTCGTATAAGTCTGTAATTTGTCATTTGAGTAATTTAGATAAATCACATCAGACATCTGGAAAGTACGTTCAAATCTGTAGCCTCGTACATAAACACCGCTAAATCTATCGTCATATACTACATACTTCTCATGCACAAAGTTTTCTGCTATAAGTAACTCTCCCGAATCTGTTGGGATGATAAGGCATTCTCCATTGTAGATTAATTCATGAATTGCATGCTCCCAAAACTGTGTAGCTGTTTCATTTCGATTAGGACGAGTATTCAACCGATACAGTGTTTCATCGTATTTATACTTACCGCTAACTTTATGTTTGAACTTAGCTTGTGCAAAACGTCTTGCAATGAAGTTAACACCCGCATCAAGTGCTACTCGTTTTAGATAACCTCTCGCATAAGCGTCTGCCAAATCCCAATCTAAATCCAAAGCATATGAGGGAGTAGCTTTTTTCCCCACTAAATTGCTAAAAATTCCCAATACATCATCTCCTTCCTAAAAATTAAGATTATTTAACATCCCCAAAGCTGCACCAGCATCCACATCGCTAATCTCATCAGCACGATAAAGTGAATACAAAAAAGACATAAAACCATCAGTTTTACGTCTGTGTTGCTCCTTCTTTTCGAAAGATTTGTTGCCTGTTTTGTCAATCCTCACTTCAACGTTATTGGTGTACCATCTCATCATTGGATCATCTCCCCAAATAAAACGTTTATTGGCAAAACCATTTTCAATTCGTGGTGCAAGCAATGCCGAAATTGCCCGCGGATTCTTGATTACTTCAACCTCAAAACCGGCATCTTCAAAATATTTCCTCAACAACTCCGCTCGGAAGTTATCCATAATAATTTTTTTAATGCTATATTTCTTCCGCATTTCTAGGAAGTAGTTAACAACTAAACTAGGTTCAATCGTATTAGTTCCAACAACATCAATTAATCCTCTTTGTTCCCATTCGGCAATCGGAGCTACTACTTTCTTAGAAAATTCATCTTTTTTCCGACCATAAGCATACATTTTTTGAACAAATTCTTTGCGTGCAAAAGAGTGATGTTTAAAGATATAATTCTCACCCTGGCGGAAAAGTAATCCACAAGCAGTAAAATCCCTGATTGAAGCAAAATCAACTGCCCCAATACATTCCTTACCTACTAAGTTCGGCATAGGACGGTTGGTTGCCTTAATTTCTTCATACGGCGCAACAGATTTTTCCAAAGCCTCAGCCGGCATGTTCATCCGCTTAGTCATAAATTCATCTGTTTTAGACGGTTCATAGGTCAGGGTTTCAAATTCACCTTTGACTTTTGCAAACAATCGTTGGCCGTATTCTGTTAGTGGCTTAGAAAACATAGGATTAGCTTTTTCCCAATTAACGGGGTCGTTGACATCATCTCGACTATCAAGCTTACAAATAAACGGAAACATCATATCAACCGGTGCTTCACGATTAAGAACGTGATTAGCGATTTCTTTTTGATTATCTAAATAACCATCCCGAACATATCCATCAGAACCAATTTTGAATTCTCTTGCATCAGCCACCTTACCAAGTCCAGATTCATGAACCTTTACGTTGGCGTTATCAGCGTATTGGTGAATTTCATCAAAGATAACAGCGCCATCTCGCAACCCGTCTTTCGTGTTTCCGTTGGAAGTTCGATAAGCAAACTTAGCTGCAGTAGCATAAGAAATGATTTCTGTTTTGTTATTTTTGAACGCTTTTTGTAATTTATCACTCATTTCAATAGCATCATGAACCTCGGTTACAGATGTCATCGCTTGTTCTTCCGAGTTGGCCACAACTGATACGTTGTATTTAGGAATGCCATTAAGTTCAGAAATCAAAAAATGTGCCAAGCCGGAAATCAAACCATTTTTACCTGCCCCACGTCCCATCAAAAGCAAAAAATTATCATAAAATAGTAAGCCATTTTTGTGACGTAGAAACACAAAAGATAAGATAAATTTTTGAAAAGGTTGTAGCGGAAAATACCACTTCTCAATAAACCTAATGCACTTCTCAATTCTGTCAGTATCAAAATAAACATCTTGAGTAAGAACCTCTTTTTCAATAATGTCTAGCAGCTTAATTCTTTCTTGATTAAGGACAATCTTGCCGTCTTTATACATTTGGATATATTCATCCACATACTTCATAGCAAGTCACTTTCCTTGTAACCTTTATCCGATTGAGCAACCATTCCAGGAGGCGGAGCTGAAATTCCCATATCTTTTGAAAGATTGATCATCTGCGTATTAACTTTGGTCAACTCGCTAATTGCTGGATTAGATTTAACATACTGTTGAGAACCATTAACCACTTTAGTCAAAACATTTTTAGCATTAATTGATTTGTATAAGCTGTAATAAACATTCATCAACGAACAATATCGCTCAATTTTCTCAAGTGCCACTGGGTCATTTTCATCAATTTGTTCTAACAATTAACTTCTAACTTCAGTTGTTTGTTTCTTATTTTTCAAATTAGCCACCCCCCTCGCGTGATAATTTTTCTGTTTTTTTGTGAAAGTTAAGCCCTTCCCACCGGTCTCCAATCAGTCGGATTTGACCGATTTTTTTGGGTAGGGGGCATTCAATCTTATTTCATTTTCTAATCCCATCTTTCATCATCCCATTTAGGCGTTTTTCGATGTGCTTTAGAACTATATTCCATACGATGGTGTCGTTGGTTGTGATGGTCCTTGCATAAGGTTCTTAGATTATCTAAGTTTAATGCTAGCTCTGGATAATGCTCAAGGTCTTTGATGTGGTCTACCTCTAAAGTACCTGACGACACTCGGCCCTCTTCTTTGCACCAAAGACATTCGTAGTTATCTCTGCTTAGTGCTTGTTGCCTTAATGCAGCCCATCCCTTTGAATGGTAAAACATTATCCTATCTTTCTTTTCCATCATGATTAACCACCTTTTTTGCATAATAAAAAAGCCAACCAAAATTAGGTTGACTTTCATATTAAACTTTTAAAAAGAGTCACTAGTCTTCGTATGTACCTCATCTTGGTACAATATCAGTATAGCATGTTACGTGTATGATTTCTGTATAGATTATGTCTGAATTTTATTCAAAAGAACATCTTTCAGTTACCTATTAAACGAAAATACATTTAATTATTCTTTTATTTCCTACTATCTGCTATGGAAAAATAATAAAGGATGTAATCACTAACTACTTATACTGGCATTGCCTAATACTTCTAATTCACCATCTGGATATACATCAAGATAATCCGATAAACCAATAATATTATTTCTAACTATCAACTTACCATTAGATCCTTTAATAACTAACATTACTTCTCCTGTAGCCATTGCCTTGCATACATCGTATTCATGTATAACGCGTCCCAAAACATCCCTTACTTCCATATCATTACAACTTCCCTTCATTAAAATGTCTATTGAAGCACTTAAAAAACATGCTTAAATTCAAAAATAAAATTCAAGCATGTTTTTTAATTCAAATTGAAGATAATCAATCTAACCATTATTTCTAAACTCATGGTCGACAAATTCTGCCAAAGTGTATTGCTTACCATCTTTGAATAATTTAAAATCAAAATCTCTCACAAGTTCAAATGTCAAATTTGTCGAATCTGTCAAAAGCCCTAAAAACGCAATTCTTATTTCCCCCCGACTATTTTCCACTGAGCTTTTTAAAAAATCTAACATTCCATTTATACCTTGAACATTTCTAGAAAAAAATGACTCTTTCAATAAGATCTTTCCATCTGTATCAGTATCGATTCCTCTGATATAAAAAACATAATGTTTATCATTTTTCTTAACAATTCCTTCTACAATCGCAGGAATCTTAAAAATCTCATTTTCATCTAGCCGATAAATCTGATTTAATCTTTTAGTCGGAACTCTAATTCCTTTAGCTTTCTCTACAGTAGTACTAGTATCACTTTTTTCTAAACCTGCTACGGCTTTTTCTTTAGTTCCGGCAGATAAATATTTTTTCCCTTTTTTATTACTTAAAGATTTATTGGTTTTTTCTTTAGTCTTTTTCTTTCTATTAGGGTAGATATAATCCATCATACTCCCTAATCTTCCTTGAACTTGACCTTCATCTAAAGTCACACGCCTTTTGGATTCGTTTTTTCTTAGATAAATTCTATATTCTTCCACATTTCTATAAGGGCAATCATCCGAATGAGAACTTTTGTTCTTTGTTTTCAAATACGGATTTTTTGCAGAAATGTAGCTAAGTCGAGCTGAACACCCTCTAATTGGACACAGTAAATTCTCTCTTAATTCCAACAAATTTTTTGAATTAGTAAGCTCACTCAAAGAAACAATTTTTTCGTCTCCAAAAATTCTTGCATTTTCAAATCTCATATAATTACCCCCAATAAAAATTACTTCCTATGCTAATAATACAACTAAAAAAGAGAGTTTTTCAACTCTCAGGTTAGGAAATAATTTATTGTGGATTGCTATATAAAATAGCAACGGCCTCGACTAGACTTGCACCAACCATCATCACTTGATAGGCCATTTTATACGTTAACATTTGGAAAATATATAAGAACTTAAGGACCTATTATACGAAGAACATAACTCTGTACCTCATCTTGGTACAATATCAGTATAGTACCTAACGTGTATGTTACGTGTATGATTTCTGTATTATTCATGTATAATGCATGTCTGATTTTTTTATTGAGAAAATCGTTCTTTTAATTGCTCATTAGCGAATGCAATTAATGCTTCAAGGTCTTCTTTTGTAGCTACACGGCAATAGCTACGTGCCATAGACCTTTTAGCAAGATAATACTTGCGCTCTTTGTTTTTTTCGTTCCAACGGTTAGAAGCGTCTAATTGAGCCTGTGATGTTTTCTTTGCCATTCTAATAAGTCCCCCTAATTATATTTTTCATTAGTGTCCTTTATTATTTTTCTTGCTTCTTTTATTTCTAATAAACTTTTTTTAATACAATAAGGTGTTAAATAAACGTTAATTAACATAATAACTACTACAATTATCATTTCGATTCTAGTCATAAAACCACCCCTTTTGCTTGCATAATATTTTTTATTATAATATACTGAGTTATGAAAAAAGAGGGTTATCAGTTTGCCCCTGATACCCTCTAGCGTGGTTTTAAAGCTTTTAGTTCGCTAGCTAGTCGTGATTTTTGAAATCGTGATTAGCTTTTTTTATTATCGCGTATGCTTTTGCAATATTTAGCACTAATCGAGCAATGCTCAGCACTAACGGTGGCAACGCTGTAATAATAAAAACGATTAACACCGTGGAACCTCCAGCCTATCCGAATCATCATTAACTTGACCTCCTCACGCGCGGTTTTAGTAATTGAGAAAGGGGCAAGCTTTAATAATTCCCACTAAGCAACTTCAAAAGGTAGCTAGCCTCTATCCGATTGCCTATTTATATTATATATTAAATTTCATATAAAAACAAGATTTTTTCTAAAAAAGATGTACCAGAATTAGTTTATTTATAAACGTGTAAATCTCTCCACCACAAACAGATCGTTTCAAACGCATCAGCGAATTCATTTTCTGCTTTTCGTTTCTTATTTTGGTATTGAGCTCGTTCGCATCCGATAAGCTCACACATTTCCCAGACATTCCTATTATCAACATATACACCTAGCAAAATTTGCTGGCTTTCGTGACTAAGAACCCTTATAGATTTGCTAACGCAAACTAAAGTTTCTTGTGCATATAATTTTTTGACCAACTTATCCTCAATTCCATTACCAAAGGAAGATGCTTGTGGGTCATCAGAAATAGTAGGAGACTTGATGAAACTGTCTTGTACGCCTGCTATACGCAACAATCTTTTATAATCTTTTTTTAAAAAATTACGCACTTGCGTAGCTGTTTTAACTGTATCGACTTCCATCCCTGAAAACTGCAATTGAAATTGTTGCGCTATTTTAAAATCGATATTCATTCACTTGCTCTCCCTTATGATATAATTTATACGTATGAATGTCGGAGGGCGTTGCTTTATAGCGACGTTCTTTTTTATTAAGTAATTACCTAACCTAATCTACTCGTCCCCTAAAACTACTACATTATTAGCTGCAATCTCCCTATAACCACCTCTTTCCTTTATCAAATACCTATCACCTTGTTTTTTATCCCGAATATATGCGTAAACAGAATATATATGTCCTTTATATCTGATTTGTAAATTCAAATTCATTATTTACTACCTTTCTATTTACAGCTTATTTTCTGCAACATACAATACATACGTCAACATAATCCAAGTAATTGCTAAAATAATAAGCAATTTTAAAGCAACAGGATTGAACCAAGTCCAAATCCCCCAAAACAAAATTATAATGTTGGTTAAAAAATTAATTGTCCAAAGATTATTTAACAACTTTATGTTTTGTTCATTTTTCACTTTCAAATCCCTCCTATTTTATGTTTCTTAATCTTTTCCCTTTAACTACATACTGAACCATCGGAAAATTGCGTAACATTTTTATATACTTATCATCATATGGAGCAATTTTTACCCAAGTACCACCATATCTCTTTTTTAATTGATTGATGACATCCCTTCAGGTTAACCCATCACATTAACCTTCACCACCATGAATACCTCTCAATACTATAAATAGCAATTTATCTATTTTTTCAAATCATATATAAGGCCATCTAACTTAAACTTATCACTTATTTCGCCCCAAACATGATCCATTCCATCTTCGTATCCTTGTAAATAATCGGGTGTAGGAATTTCTTCCCCCTGTTTTTTATCTTCAATTTCTTGTAAGGAATATACACTTGCCATTCCATAAGAACTAGCTTCTTTATTCAAAACAAACTTACGAATAACCATATTTGTGTGAGCAATCTTGTCAACAGTAGCCCATTGAATAGCTACCTCTACCGCATCCTCAAACTTACAATAAATAGTTCCATCACATTTTTCATTAGAATTCCATACCATCCAAAGCGTATCACTCATTTCTTAACCTCCAATACTCAAACATCCCCATGTGCGTTTTCCTTTGCAAACCACTACCCGCCACCCCTTCATATCTTTCACCTTATCTGTATCTAAAAAACTCTACGATACCTTCTAGCCCTAAAGCTATGAATATCAAAGTAATGATTGTTAGAAATGCTCCTACAAAACCTAGAAAAATTAATAAAATGTACTCCCTTAACTTTTAATCTTTTCCATCAGTTCAGCAATTTTTTCTGTTTTAGCAGGATCATCAACTATTTGTTTCTCTTCATATCCTGGCTTAGCCCAATCAGGTAAGGTTTCCTTTTGAATGACCTTATCCTTATATTTCATTCTTTGTTGTTTTTTCTGTTGCTTAAATCTCTCATCAGATTTTTCAACATCGGCAACTGTTTTCAATCCATCTTTATGCCAATTCTGTAAGATTGCTTTAATATATTTCCAATTAGGAGTTGCTATCTGATTAACAGCCCTTTTAATTGCTAGAATAACCATTTGCGGTCCCATAATCTTAGTGACATTTTTTAACTCATCTTTTATATGACCAGGAATTACACCGTTGGGATGCAAGTTGGCTTGATAACACTTCTCAACATCTACAAATTCAAGTTGTCTGCCCTTATCATCAGCAGGGGTATTACTACTGTTGTTATTGTTATATTTAGTTATTGTTTCTTTAGTTTTGTTGTTATTAGTTATTGTTAGTGGGGGATTTTTCGGTACCGGTTTTTCCGGTAGCGGTTTTACCGGTACCGGATTTTCCCCTTGCGGTAGAAATGCCTGTTCATTAGGGTTTTCAGTTAAAAGCCATTGAAACTTACCAAATTTACCACCTTCTCTAGTTTGGATTCTTTTTAAATAACCACGGTTTTCCAATTCTTTTATGCCAGCACTTAAACTATCTTGACCATCTCTAGAATGCTTGGCCACTTCTGAAACATAGTAATCCCAATCATTCGACTGAGACCACAGATACACAAAGATTCCCTTGGCTTTCCAGCTAAGTTTTTCATCGTTGAGAACTGCATTATCAACTGTAGTAAATTTTTTCTGATACTGTTTCTTAACTTTCATAGCTTCAAGCCTCCTTACCTTTTGAATTAAGAGCATCCATTAAACGCGTTTTGCTTTTTTTAAATCCAAAATCTTTTTATTTTCTTCCTTTTCAACATCAGCAACTCTCTCACCAGTATCTGTTCTAAGTTCACCATTCTCATCAATAAACGTCTGTCCCTTGACTCCTGACTTAATTTCTGCAGCTGTTACTTGTCCTGTATCAAGGTCCCTCTCAGCTTTAATCTTAGTTGCCCTTCCAGCTAATGGGGCTAATTTAGAAACTACATCAAAATTAAGTTTGATATCTTCACGATCATCTTCATCAGGTGAAAATATTAAATTTATTGTTAATTTACGCTTAGCAGTTACTACGGTATTAAAATCCAAAATATTGGCAAAAAGCTTCTTAGCTTCAACATCTACCAATTTTTGTAATTCTCCGTCTGCAATTTGTGATAAATTTAAATCAATTAACTTTTTCATTTTATAAACCTCTTTCATAGTGAATTGTTTTAACTTGCTAATTGCTTAAAAAATTTAAAAACATCAAATCAACGTATGTTCTAAATGCATGTTCTAAAAACACTGTTTTCATTGGTGCTACAAACGGTCCAATGGAACTAGAGAACTTAACAGTTCCATCTGAACCTACAATTTTCAAATCAACAAAAACTGCATTTCCATTGATATTTTCCTTTTGAATAAGGGTTAGTCTTTTTGAACCTAAAATGACGTTAGTTTTAATAGTTCTTTTCTTCATGTCCGTCCTCTTTCGTGGTACAATGACCTTAATTAATGTTATATCTATTTATTTTTGAAACGCTCAGACTGCCATCTGGGCGTTTTTTTAGTTTCAAAATGCTTGCCTTTGTATCGTTCAAAAATCAGTGTATAGAGCACACCAAAAGCAATGCACCCAACAATAATTTCTACATGTATCATCCTCACCCCTCCCCTTCATCAGGATATGGAGCAGTCATTACCTCATAAAGTACAATTAGACCACCAATCATAAATACCGCAAAACCCAAGTAAATATTGTGCTGAGCCAGTCCCCAACCGACTAGCAGACTGCCAAAACTTTTCATCTTTAATCCTCCTTCTTCTTTTTTCCAAAAGTGATTACCAATTTATCCATAACTGTCATTGTTTTATCCATTGTGTCGAGTGATGTTTTAACGACTCCTAGCTCTTCTTCAGTGAGGTACTTAGCTATCTCATTCAAAAACGAATTAACATCACCTTCAAGTGAGACACTCATACCGTTTCTTACTTTATGCGTAATAATTCCTGTAAAAGTTCCTAATGTCATCAAAAATCGTTTATCCATGTTTATCTTCCTTTCTTTCCTGAGCAAAATGCTTAACAGAATCCCAATTCTCACAAATAAAATCCCAAAAATCATTTTTCAAAGTGTCGATTGATGTTTCTTTCGAGATAAAGCCCACATCGTAAATTATTCCTGTGAGATCTCGCCAAGCGATACCATCCTCATTCATGAGTTTCTGTAGCTTTTTAGGGAGTGTACGTTGGGATGCTTTTTCTTTTCCTTCAGACTTGATAACCTCTGCTGACGTGCCATCAATAACAATTTCCTGGCTCATGGCTTCCTTAGTTAAAAAAACAGCTACAGTATTAACCAAGTTGTTAAAACACACACTTACAAAGTCATCTCGATTACACTTCTGCGATTGCTCTACCATTGCTTCAGTTGCCTTCTGATAAGTTCCTTCTTGTTGAGCAATCTTTTCTAGTCGTTGCTTTTCTCTTAGGATGCTTTTGACAAAAGCATCCGATGGCGCTAAATTTTCCATGCCTATATCCTCCGATTTGTTCTAATCCACTCAATGACTTCTGGATAGTAAAACCAGTAATTGCGTTTAGTTCGCTCATAAACAGGCAATCCTTCCGCTAGTAACTCTTTTAGAAAGTCATCACCAATCCGAAGTTCTTTTTTTAACTTGCTAGCGGTCAGTAAGTTATCCTTACTTTGAACCTTTTGCTCAATGACATTAATCGTGATGCCTTCCTTATTGCCTTCTTTGAGTAACTGACTGATAAAGTCTTCCGAAACATTTAAAGTCATTTCCATTTCAATCGTCCTCCCTGAAGTAATCCAAACTTACACCAAGTGCATCCGCAATCTTGCATACATTTTTAAATGACGGTTCTACACCGTTCCTATAATTCCAAATCGTTGATTCTTTAATCCCTGTCTTTTTAACAAGTTGATATACTGACATATCTTGTTTATCCAATTCATCTTTCATCTTTTTCCACAACATATTGGTGCTCCTTTCTTGATTAACTCTATATATAGTGTTATATTTGTGTTATCAAATATGCAGCCTTCTAAAAAACATATTTGAAATTCTAAGAAAGCAGGTTTTTTTATGAGTGCTGACCTAGATTTTGACAAATTAATTGATAAATTAGATACTTTGGCAAATAATGCTAAAAAATTGAATGGTACCCACGAAATTCCAGCGACTGAACTTTTTGGAAAAAATTTCTTAAGTAAATGCACTAATGATTGCTTTACAAATTTCGCTGACTTTATAGATGCAGGAAACTTTTCTGCATCTTCATTTGAAGATATTCCTGAGAAAGATTTAGATTATTGGGTATCACAAGTTACCAATTTTGATTCATGGCAAAGTATGCTATCATCTGCTGTCAATGCATATATATCTAAAACACTTGGTCTTTAATCTTCTCAATATCTTCTAATACGCTTTTGAGTTGCTTACTAAGGTTAGTTGCCTCGGTAAGCAACTTTATTAATTCTTTGATATTTTCTTCTAACTCTGGTACTTCCATAACTAAATCCCTCCTATCTAACACTTCTACTCAATTCTTCATTAATTGCAGCCTCAATCTTTCTAGCACCGTACTTGGTGTATTCCCACCGCAAACGTCCATATTCATCGGTTACTTTGCGACAGAAAATATTGCTGTCAGTAAAGGTTGGTTTTAGGTGTTCACGGTTAGCAAGTTCGCCGATTACCTTGATCCATTCATTTGGCAAGCGCAACTGCCAAGCGATTTCACTTGCGGTAAAATATGGACCGTCATAATCAATTTCAGGTTCAGACATTGCAACTTCTTCCGCACGTTGCGTGTTTGTTTTAATGCCTTCATCCGCCAATAACTCACGGATAAATTTCTCACCCTTAGCAGTCCATTTAAGCGTCTTACGTATCGTTTTATCATTAGGTGCATATTCTTCATAATCTGCTAAGCCTTGACTTGCATAGGTGGCATAGAGTAGCCAAACTTTCTTGCTTTTGTCTTTGTAGATAACACCTTTCGCATGAAGAAACTTATTTAACTCAATAGCTGACATCCCATATTGTTTAGCGATTAAGGTTGTTGTGATAAGCCCCATGTTGCTAAGGAACTCATCGTAATAATCCACCTTGGGCTGATTAGCTTCGTTAATCTCAACCTGCTCCGCCAGTTGCAACAGAGCTTCATGGTAATTCTGCGGCAGCTTGAACGGTGTAACTTGCTGTTCTTTATAGGCTTTTTCTACCTCAATGAAGTACTGACGAGCCTGCTTTCCCTTTTCTGTTCTCTGAATCATCGAAATCTCTTTAGCCATGTCTAACGTCAAGGCGTGGTCTGTTCTTGGACGGCCACCTAGTTTTTCCGTTTTTTCGGAAAAACTTATAAAATCAACGTTTTCGGTAAATCCGTATTCCACCATTCGATTAAACCATTGTGTATATTTTTCATTGACTTCTAAGAAATCATGTAAATTCCTACCGCTCACAACTGATTTACCATCGTTATCTTTAGTAACTCTGATTAATTCGTTCATCATCTTCACCCTTCCTTAAAACAACTTAAAAAAGTTAATAACGTACAAAACTAATTAATTTAACTATTTTATGTAGTTAAAAGCTGTAAAAAAAATCTCTTCCTTAGGCACATGGAAGAAATCCTCTACTTTCTGCATCATTGCAGGTCTAGGGTTAACCCGACCTGTTTCCCACGCTGAAATGACTTTCTGTGTCGTTCCTAGAGCCTCAGCTAATTCTGCTTGTGTTAAATCATGTTCAGCTCTCAGAACTTTTAACCTCGTTGCCATCTAATCATCTCTCTTTCTATTTTATGATTAACCATACTATTAAAGCTATGATTATTATTACTGGTAAGATTCCACCTTGAATATTTATCTTAACGTCATATTTGCCGTTTTTAGTTGTCTTGGTGTAATCAAAATTACCTAACAAAAACTTTTTCCAGTTCATTTTTTAGTGTTGTTATGATAGAATGTACACTAAAGATAAGGGTTCATCACCCCTTTCTTTAGCTTTTTATTTATCAGCGTTTACCGCTGAATCTTATTTGAAACTCAAAGCCGAGAAACTTGAATTTCAATTCGAACGAGAACTCTTTTAAAGAGTTCTTTTTTTGTACATTCTTCATAACTCTCTCCTTTCCTCATTTGTTAAGGCCTCATCAACCTTATGTGTGTATATATATACTATTTTTAGTTGTATTTCAATACTTTTTTAATTTTTTGTTGTTCGAATATCTACATTTTGTTGTTAACTCTATTAAAAGTAGTATTTGACCCTAAAAAAGTAATATAATATAACTATAAAATCAATTCAATTAGGACGGTGATACTTATGCCTACAAAAGATGCTGGATTATTAGGATTAAGAATTAAGGAACTAAGAAAAGAAAAAGGGTTACGACAATCTGAACTAGCAACTACCCTTCATGTTTCACAGCAAGCTGTGGGTTCTTGGGAAACGGGAAGAACTGTTCCTGGAGCTGATACATTAAATGTTCTCGCCGACTACTTCAACGTCACCACAGACTACCTGCTGGGCCGGCCGGAGAAGAAAGATGACGATACTAAGTCCAATGATATCGATGACTTAGATAAGATGATAGACAATGCTCGCTCCTTTGGTGGTAAGCAGATGACCGAAAATGATAGAGAAATTATTAAAGCTTATCTAAAAGGTTTTTACGATAATAAAAATCAAGGGAAGTAATCATATGTTGTTTAACCATAGGATAGATGCTTTTTTGAGAGAGAATGAGATTACAGTAGCTATTTTAGATGGGCTAGACAATGAAGGTTTTTACATACCAGACAAACGCACTATCATTTTGAAATCTGAACTTACTAAGCAGGAACAAATTAAAGTCCTGTTGCATGAGTTAGGACACATATTTAATGATGATAGAGTCATTGGATCATACAACGATTATTTTACTCCACGCTCAAAGATGGAATCTAAAGCTAATGAGTTCATGATTAGGGAGCTGCTACAAGATTACATCCTAACTACTAACACCGAACCTGACGAAATCAACTGCGTGTCGTTCCTAGAGCACGAGAGGCTGCCAATGTCGTTAGAGAACAGCGTGCAAAGAATTATTATGACTGGAAATTTGATTTAAAAAATCGAGAATTTGGAATGGGAGGTATTACATTTGAAAGATTTTGAAAATATAGATTCTGGCTATTCAGACAATTTTATTGATTTGTTACACAAAAAATATCTAGAAAGGCTAGCATTCTATGAAATTCAAGATAAGGATTTATCTAGATTCTCATGGAGCAACAATAAACACGTCAATCTATATATTATAAAGTATTATTACGATTTTTTTGATTCTTACTCTAACTTGATAGTTGCTACCCCTGCCCAAAATAAGGATAATCTATTCTATCTCGACTTATCTACTGAAACAAGAAATTATACTTTCAGTAAATTAGAACTTCCACTAGAAATATTATCTTGGCTCATATCAGAAAATTATCTTGATTTAGATGTTAATCAGATAATTATTTCTTCAGTCTCTCAAACGTCTGGAGATTTTTACTATAAAAATAACACTCAAATACTACGATTTACAAAGGCCATATCAAAAAAATGGGTTGATAATGAATATAAAAGTACACTTCAACAGTTGTCTGAACCAACAATTGTAGAAAAATTACCTCGTACAAACAGGCAATTCTTTATAGATAGATATCACTTTGACAAAATGCTTAAAGCTATAAATAGCAGTCAATTTACAGACGAATTTAATCAATGTCTGTATGCGTACGAACACGAAAAATGGTTTTTATGTGCCGCTGGTCTAGGTAGTTGCTTAGAACACCTAATGTTAATTATCTTAAAAAATTATAATGACAAGGGCTATAAAACACTAAAAGGGCTGCCTAAAAACCCAACAGCCCATAACTACATTATACAATTTAGGCAACCGCCTATTTCTATTTCATCACGTCAAGAAACTTTTTTCAATATTTTATTCATGGCTAGAAATGCTGTAGATCACCATAATACTGGCAAAACCCAAAAAGAATTATGTGACTTATTATTGGATGGTATCTCAGATTTATACAATGATTACTATAATTCTAGCATCCTAATTAAAGAAAATATTGAAAAAGATTAATGTGTGGTTAAGATTTTTTGGATGACATTAGCTCTCTTTGCATCGTCCGGATAATCGTCGTCATAAAAATTACCATCATCATCACATTGCATGTAATCTAATCTATACCACTCATTATCTAGTAAGTCGACTAAAACTTGATATTCTTCATCTGTTAAATAAATTGTAACCATGGTATCACCTACTTTTTTCTCATTGTACCACAGATTGCAGGTGGCAGGTGATTTTGGAGACATGGTTAAGGAAGAAAGCGCCAGGTATTATCTAGGATAATATGAGCGGATTGTCTTGGATGTTGTTGCGGGGATGTAGGAATAGATGAATGAATAAAATATAGAAAGGAATGATTAAAAACATGTCAAAATTTGTGCTGTACAAGTCAGAAGACAATGATGTTGTCGTTGATGTCATTGTAGATAACGATACCCTCTGGGCTACTCAAAAGTCTATTGCTCAGCTTTTCGGTAAGAGCGTATCTACAATTAGCAGGCATATAAAAAATATATTTGAGTCTGGCGAATTAGCGGAGACTACGACTATTGCAAAATATGCAACAGTCGTAAATAGAGGCATTCGTGGAGAAATTTCGGAAGATTTAACTTACTACAACCTAGATATGATTATCTCCGTAGGTTACCGGGTAAACTCTATCCAAGCAACTAAATTTAGACAATGGGCCACTCAGACACTAAGGGAATACATGATTAAGGGATTTGTTCTTGATGACGAACGACTAAAACAAGGCGAAACACTCCTTGGCCAAGATTACTTCAATGAATTGCTTGAACGTGTACGTTCTATTCGTGCAAGTGAACGGAGAATTTGGCAAAAAATTACGGATATCTTTGCCGAAATTAGTGTTGATTATGACAAGCATAGCCCTATCACACAAAAATTTTACGCTAATGTTCAAAATAAATTCCATTATGCCATTACAGGACAAACCGCAGCAGAAATTATTTACAACACTGCGGATCATACTAAACAAAATATGGGACTAACTACATGGAAGCACTCCCCTGACGGACGCATTCTGAAGTCTGATACTAAGGTTGCTAAGAACTATCTCAGCGAAAAGCAAATCAAGCAACTAGAAAGAAACGTGTCTGGTTACTTCGATTATGTTGAAGATTTAATTGAACGTAAAAACACATTTACTATGGAACAATTTGCGGATAGTATCGATAGATTCTTAGAATTTAGGGAATATAAAGTGCTACAAGGGTATGGCCATGTATCGATGAAGCAAGCCCAAGACAAAGCCGGAAAGGAATATGACATCTTCAACAAGAACCAACCTATTCTTTCTGATTTTGATAAGGCTATTAAGGAAATTAAAGATAACAATAAGAAGTAGAAAGGAAGTATATAAATGTGGATAAGCAAGACAAATTTTAATAAAGACAGCCCAAATACTGATGACATTAAAAGCTGAATACAAAAAATCCACACTTTAGCTGCAAAGCCAAAAATGTGGATGCGATAAGAGGTGATTTTATGACAACAAAACCATCAGGTAAAAAACAAGCTAACTTTAATAACTCTGGAAACAAAAAACAAGTTCCTGAAAAAAATCTCAAGACTAATCCCTTGAAACCAACACGTAAGAATTAATGTTCTATGTATCTAATCATGATTTTGACTTTCTTTTCAAAGTCAACTATGATTCTTGAATTATCATTATCTTTAGTAACTACCTGTTTTACATTATCATAATCATCGTCTACGTCAGTACCAAACGGAACCAATGCTAAATCAAAATAGTTATTATCAGCCGCCTGTTGGTAGTTTAACCAACCACTAGCGATTAATTTGTTCTCAAAATCATAAATAAAGACCGCTTCATCTTTATTTGAGTTAAAAATATAGTCCCTAGTAGCTTGCTTATCGATTTCGCTTTTCCCGTTTTTTGTTCTGATTAAATTAATGATTATATCAACCAACTTGATTAGTGGTGCGATTATCACAATCGTTCCAACTACATCAAAAAACAAAACTAGTAATACGGAGCGAGTCACATTTAATGAAAATACATCAGTTAGAATCCAGTACAAACCGATATTAACTCCCGTAAAAAGGATAACTTTGTATTTCTTATCAGCATCGGTACTGGGTCTATCGACAACAAGTCCTAGTTTTTCCAGAACGTTGTAGTTAATGTACCCGAAACAACCTGACGTTACAAGCATAGTTATACACGCAAAAATAAATTTATATGATTCAGATGTCAATTCTACCACCTCTAATTCATTATATACTATCGGTCAAGTTTAATGGTATCCCCGTCCATGCCCCGACGACGTAAAAAGTTGGACTAAACTATGAACGGCTTGTCTTGGATGTTGTTGCGGGGATGTAGGATATTAGGTTAGATGACCAAAACATGGTGTCGTTAAAAGTTTGAATATATCTTTATCAAAGGGGGTCCTATATATCAAAACTTTAAACATAGAAACATATTTCAAACCTAAAGATGGCTTACCTGGTGTATCACATCCAGCAAGAATTCTTGCTTCTGATGGAAAACAATATTTCTTAAAGGGTAATTATGGATATTTTGGGGATAAATGGATAAAACTAGATGCTGCTTTAGCTCAGGAGCTATTTGCTTATCAACTAGCTGAATATTTATCTTTGCCTGTAACAAATGTTGCACTTATCGAAATCGAAGAATCTGATTTAGACATTTATTCTGATCTTCGCTTTAGACATCATATTATGACAGCTGGCATCTATCTGGCCACCGAAGCTGTTGAAACTGCCAATCAAACTTTGGGATTGCTACTTGAAGAAAGTAAATGGGATATTCCACAAACTAAAAAGAAAATAAATAATTTCTTTAAAAAATTGCAAAATAAAGATGATATTTCAAAAATTATTTATTTCGATTTACTTACGGCTAATGTTGATCGTTATAGCAATGCTGGAAACTTAATTTTTAAAAAAGCAAATGATGGTACTTACATTCTAGCAATTGACTTTGGATACTGCTTTTTTGGACCTTATTGGACTTCAAATGAATATATTTTAAATCTTTCTAAAATCAAACTTCTTACAGCAGAATACCCACAAATAACTAATTGGGGAAAGTTTATGACTGAATGTTGTTTTACAAAAAATGGCAGAATAGGTGCAGTTTTTAGTCTATTAGAAAAATATATTAAATTTGAAGATAATCCCTTTGCCTCTTCTCATTACCTTGCTGTAAACTTAGAAAGTAACAAACTTACAGATATGTTAATGAAAATTCCAGATGATTGGCTGATACAAGGTAACCATCAAAGGACTATATACTTGAATTTTATTCTCAATCAAGTAAAACAAATGCCAGGAATTCTTGATTTTGCTGTAAGAAGTAAATTTTTTACAAATAATCGCACGGGAGGTAGCTTACAATGGCACAAAGAACAAAATACTCTTGTTCAATAATCTCTTATGTACCAGACTACATAAGGGGTGAACAATTTAACATTGGAGTCTTAATGCTTAGTGACCGTGGGGTAATTCTAGATTTTATGTTGCTACCACAAAATACATCTAAATTGAATAGTATTATGGTATCCTCCGATGATAAAATTCTTTTCAAAGAAACTCTAGCTTTACTTGAAGTGATTTTGGAAAATTATAAAAATGGATTTCCCGTAGATACTAAAATAGATAAAAATACATTGATACTCAAAGGACTTCCTGATACTGTCAGACTATCTAGCTTAATCTATGGTGTATCCTCCAATTTATCAATGGTTTTAAGACATTTAGTTGATGTTTACGTTGGGACTGAGTACTTTGGTAAAAACCATAAAGTGAAATCTCAAGCAAAGGAGTTTGCTCAAACTTACTTTGAAAAAAATAAGTTTACTGAGAAAAATCTCGTCTTGCGAGCAACTTTTAAACCCTCACCAGCTGTTCCATTCAAATATACTGCTGATTATGCATATTTGAATGAACAAAAAACTCTTAGTATTATCTCAACACTTCCTTCATCTGAAGAAAGTTTAGATACTTGGTATCAAAAAAATAATTTACTGACCCGACAATTTGAAGAATATGGAGATATTGTTTATCTATATGACAAGGTTAAATTTGCAGTTGAAAAACAACAAATATTAACAGATCTAAAAAGCCAAAACAATGCACTTAAAATATTTGATATACAAAACGATATACAAAATTTTACAGATTTCTCAAAAAAAACACTAGCTAATTCGCAAAAGCAATCAGTTCAGGATTTTTTAAAAAAATTAGCCTGATGATAAACGAATATACAAACTTAAGCCCGTCAATTTAGGCGGGTTTAAAAATACGCACAAAAGAACATAAGTTTTATTATATGAAAGGATGATACCAATGCCTATTACAAGTTACACTAGAAAAAATGGCGAAATACTTTGGAAAGTCAATGCATATATTGGCACTAATAATTTAACTGGTGAACAGCGAATAATTACTAAGCGTGGCTTTAAATCCAAAGGTGAAGCACAACTTTTCTTGGCCAAGCAAAAAGTTTTATTTAACGAAGAACAATATAAATTCCAGAAAAAAGTAGATTATAAATTTTCTGAACTTACTAAACTGTGGTTCATAGAATACAAAGCTACGGTTACCCCCTCTTCCTTATCACGTACAAAAATTATATTTAAAAAACATATCCTACCAGTGATGGGAGATATAACCATATCAAAATTAACACCCATTGTTGGAAAGAAAAAATTAGATCAGATGAACTTAGCATTTACTAGAAAAAAACTAGCTCTTAGCTATATAAAACGGGTGCTAGACTACGCTATCAATTTAGGTGCTTTGAGAACCAATCCCATGGTTTCTGTTAAACTGGTTCAATCTAAGGACGATGTTAAGGAAAAAAGATTAAAGTATTATACTAAAGACGAGCTTAAACTTTATCTAGATACCATTAAAAATTACCCAACTAGCTACCTACAACAAAGAGACTACACTCTTTTTAGGTTACTAGCATTTAGCGGTTGTCGTGTTGGGGAAATCTCAGCATTAACCTGGACAGATTTTAATGGTAATAGTTTAAGCATTACTAAAACTGCTGCTCAAGGCGATCATCATTATATTGCTGATGCTCCCAAAACTTCAGCCTCACGGCGCATAGTCCGCCTAGATGATGAAACTATCCAGATACTAGAAAAATGGCGCTTAACGCAAAGTATGCACTTCTTCAGACAAAAAATTAAACCTAAGTATATTTTTGCTACACCTAAGAACAATTTCTTAAAAAATCAAGGTATCAGGGATCGTTACGAATTTTATCGTAAATTAACCAATCTCCCAGACATTACCTTACATGGGTTTAGGCACACACATGCCTCACTACTTTTTGAAGCAGGTGCATCCGCGAAAGAAGTTCAAGCACGCCTTGGCCATTCTAACATCTCTACAACCCTTAACATCTACACACACGTTACTAAGGAACAGCAAGAAAAAACTACTCAAAAATTGACTGATTATCTCGATTTTTGA